AGCGTACTTCTCGTAGATAACGTAGAATCGAATGCTTTAGGAGTAACGTTAGAACCACCAAATGAAATTTCATCAGATACTAGACTAGGAGATGATAGAACACCATCAGTCATCTGCCAACCTTTAAATGCTTTAGAAGTTTTAGCTGATGCTAAATCAAAATTACCAAACTGTTGTGATGCTTGTGTTAAGAATGAAGTAGGACTAATTCCCTTGCTTCTATCTATTGTAAACTCTCTTATATTTCCTTCACTATCTTGCTCTTGCATTACCAACGTAGCTCCTGATGTTTTTAATAGATTATATTTAACTCCATTTTTACCTTCAAAGTAAACTAATGCATCTTTAATTTCTTGCTCAGTACCATTAAATATTTTACCTGTTTGAATAATACTTTCGCTTTCAGATTTATTATCTTTAAAGTTCTTGTTCCTATTTGTTCTTTCAGCATCAGTAAAGTCTGTTTCTGTTCTATCCATCTTACCTCTGACTTGTTCTAAAATTTTATCTGCAACTATTTTTTTTAGAATTATCCCTTGTTCACTTTCTTGGTCAAACTCCCAAACACCTCTACTGTTTCTCCTTAATGGTATTTCATTCTTATCAATTACTTCAGCTTTTCCATCTAATGTAGTTTTATTGTCCGTACCTCCTATTTTTCCGTCTAAATATTGATATGTATATCCTGTTAAATATGTTCCTAGTATAGCTGATGTTGCATCAGGATTTACTAATTGTGCATTTATATAATCCGAAACAGAGTTTTGAAAGTTTTTATTTTGCCATGCATCATCAACAGTTTTTAAACCATCAACATTAGCTATTTTATATTCTTTAGCAGCAAAACCTATAGTAGTATCTACAATTTTTTTAACATCAGGCATTCCAATTAATCTAGAATTATTTACTACCATACTTCTAAGACCTAATGTATCATTAGGGTCAAACCCACCTGCGCCATCTTTCTTAGCCATAAAACCATTTCCAAACTCATCTACCTGTAAACCATAATTGTTTAAGTCTGAATATTTTTCATTCTGAGCTCTATCACTAGCACTTTGTGCTGATAACTCTCCCTTGTTCCATTTTTCTGCAAAATTTTTGTCAAAGACAACTTTCTCTTTAGTAAACTGAGACATTAATTGTTGTGTGTTTCCTAAGTTTTGTCTTTCAACAGTATAATCTCTAAGGTTTAAACTTCCATCTGCTAACCTTCTATCTTGACTTAATCTTTGCTGCGATACTATGTTTGCAAAATTTAAAGCTTCTGTTTTTAATAAATCATTATCAGTTTCCGGTAAAGTAAAAATTTCTTCGTCAAACTTTTTTGATTCATCTTTAATACTTTGTTTTAAAGTATCTCTTCTGTTTATTTCGTCTGTTAGTTTATTACTTACGCTAGTACCAACTTTTGCCCAATTAATTCTATCTTCAGGGTCTCTTTTTACATATCCGTAATTTGTTGCCATATTATTATCCCTTGATTAATGCTAAAATTTGTTCTATTTTGTCTGAAGATAATCCAAGTCCTTGAAGTGCACCTGCGTTTAAAGTGTTAGAATTATTAACTGCTTGCATAGCAGGTGGTGAGTATGCGTTAAAGTTTCCTTTAGTAGGGTCTAACATATATTGCATATTAGCTCCTGAAAACTTAGTCTTTAAAAATTCATTTAATTCTGTTCCTTTCAAACCTGCTATCATTTGTTTGTCGGTTTCTGAAACCTGCATCTTTCCTATATTACCACCTGCAATATTTGTTTGGATATCTGCTGCTCCTGTTCCTTTTAATGCTTTAGTCTGTTGTGATTTTTTATATAAAGGCACACCAATCTCTACACCTTTCATGGCTGTATTTATTGCTCCTTCAATAAAATCTCCTTTAAAAGCTGTTGCTTTTGCTTCAGCATCAGCTGCTTTTTGTTGAGCACCCACAACTTCACCTAAGTCTAATTGAGTTCCAATATCAAGCAATCTAGTTTCTTCATCAGCAACCTCAAGATTTAACCTATCTACTTCTTTAGCTTCTCGCATAGATATTTTTTCATTACCTGATTGAACAGCATTAAATACATTTTGTACATTACCTCCTGCTCTATCTTGATTTGCTGTCAATTCAACATATGACTCTCCTACTGCTGCAAGAGTATCTCTTTCTTTATCATATATATCTCTATTGATACTAAGCTCCTCATATGTATTAATATCTAATCTATCTCTTGCATCCTCCATATATTTCTCTGCTTCTCCTTCTGCACCTTCCATTATTTTTCTTTGCTTCGCTGCTTGTACACCTGAAACCACAGTAGTTCCGGCTGATAGTGCAAGTGACGCTGCTGCTAAAATAGCTGTTGTAGTTGCTAATGCCATATTATATTTTTTTTATCATCTCATTAATATTTTGTTCTGTTCCTAAATAACCATTATTTTTGTATATGTTTATTAAAGAAGGACTTTTAAGTATTGTATACGCATATGTACTACCTGTTTTTTTAGCTACATCAGTTAATGTTTGTACTAATAAGTTTAAAGCATCTTTTCTATGAAGCTTTTCTTTAAAATTTTTATTAGATACAATCCATTCTATCCATGCTACTTTACTATTAGTTTGAATAATAAAACCTGCACAAACAGGTATATCATCCCACTCTACCATAATACCACCTACCCCGTCTAAAGGTAAAAAATCTTTAATAGGAGGAGTCCAACCCCAATCTTTCCACCATCCAACTAAAATATCATCATAGTCGTTTTTTTTAAGTACCCTTACATTAAATTTCATTTAAAGCAAAGATACTAATTTTAAGGATAACTTTTCATGACATCAGACTCAACAGCAAATAATTCTGTGGCTAAGATAGAGGAGTTTGTTAATTTAAATCTTCCATAGTGCCCTAATATACCATATGACTCTGCAATTTGATTTTTTACAGCTGCAAAGTACAAAGTACCCGCAGGTATTACAGCAGCTCCTGTAGCATCTATTGTTATACTAACAACACCATTAATAGGTGAATAATTAATAGATTCAATTTTTCCTGCATAAGTTAATTCAGGTGGTGTGGCTGTTAAATTACTATGATATAAAAAATCATTAATATTAATTTGAGGATTAATGTAAGAATCTAAATCACTATTTATTCCTATATTAAACTGAACAATAGGATTAGCGGTACTACCACCTCTTGCTGTACTATTAGTTATACCTAATATAGAACGTAAAGGATACTGACCGCTGTCTATTGGAGTTCCCACCCCTTCTGTAGCTCCTTCATTTCGTAAGTAAGCAAACCATGCGCCTTCTTTTTTTATAAAAGATGAGGCATTAATAAATCCTGTTAATTGAATATCACTAAAGAAATCTACTGACCATGCATCATCTGATTCTAAACTAATTGTTTTAAACACAAAATTTTCTAACGGAGACTCATTAAAAACACTTGTAATTTGAGAATTATAATCTATTCCATAATATGAATTTCTTCTCTCATTAGTATTATGTCTCCATAAATTTCCTTTGTTAAAAGAATAAAAATAATTATTCATACCAATCATAAAATCAGGATGATAAGAATAAAAAGAAGGAAATCCTTGAACTCCTTCACTATAACTTAATGTGTAATTTATACAACTCATAATTTATTTTTTAAGGTGGACATGTTCCAAGTGCTATTACAACCCCGTTAACATCAACTTGCATAGTTTGATTAGTTGTTCCGTCATTTATTTTATAATATCCCGCTGCTAATGTACCACTTGATGCAAATTGATTTGTATAAGCAAACCCATTAATAGATACGGTTGTTGTAGAAACACTAGCACCACCACCAAAAAAGAATGAGTTAGGTGTAGTTGATAAATTACAAGCATCAACAGGATTTGCCTGTACTGTTGAATTGAAAGATATTGCAGGTAGTAAAAAAGGACATTGTATAACAAGATTAAAACTAGCTAAAGGCGTACCCGGTGGTATAAAAACTGTTATATCTACATCTTGTTGGTTTATATTGTTTACTGTTTTTGACACATTACCACACCAAGAATTAAAAGTAGTTGCAGCAGAATAGTTTGTAGGGTTATTTACACTATATCCCGCATTACCGCCCTGAACCCATTGAGTTCCATCCCATGTATATACAGGTTGATTTGTAAAAGAAGTACCTGCTGCAGGAGGAGTAGGAGTTCCTGAACCGTCACCTATCCAACAAGGATTATTACCTCCCGGAGATTGATATCCGCCATCATTAACCCAATCATTATATAGTACACCATTGTGAAGAACCTGAATACCAATTACTTCATTGTTTAATTGTGCGATATATGGTCTTATTAATCCTACAGCTGTACCTGTATTTATTTTTATACTATATATGCCTGCCGGTAAACTATTAAAAAAGAAACTTCCTTCTCCTGTTGAAGTTGGACTTGAAGCACATCCTTCATTACATGCAGGACATATGTTTTCTGATGCTAAAATACCTCCTGTTTGTTGACGATATTTTCCTCCAACAGAATAAAATCCATTAGGAGCTAGATTTGTCAAACCTGCATCTGTATATATTTTAGTTGCATTTGCAAAAGTTGTTCCGTCTAAATAATAATTTACTGTTATACCCATAATTTAAATTTTAACATCCACAACATGCATCAGATGCATCTGTAGATGAATAACACATTTGTAGTTGCGTAGCTGTTCTCAAATCATATACTAAATATAAATATTCAGTTGTATCATTTGGCATTGTAAAAGTACTAAAATATTTTTGTGGTGCTAACGTTACATCAGTTGTTAAAAATTGACTTACTGATTGAATTTCATCAAATAATGCATTTATACTTGCAGGATTATTTTGATAATTTGTATCACTTCTTAAAAATCCAAATTTATCTTGAGCTACATTAAATACATAATCGTCATTTGGTTTTAGTACTGTTCCTAGTTGTACTATAGAACCATTAACAGGAATAGAAGCTGTTCCTTGTCCTCCTGTTGTTTCAATATAACTAGAAACTAATGGAACAAAACTTCCTGATACAAATGGTATTTGTTGTGAAATTAAAGGTCCACTATAAGAGCCTTGTGAATATCCATAATATCTTGTTATTAATGCATTTGCATTTGCAGAGCTAGTAACTACAATAGTTCTTACTTTTATAATTGGCGCAGCAGGACAACTAACTGTTAAAGATAAACCACCGACATTTCCACCTTGTGCTGACACAGTTATAAAAGCAGTTGTAACAGTTAAACTATTTTTGTCAAATGTTAATGAAGATGAACTAGTTATTGGACCTGATGTAAATGTAGTTCCGTTATAAACAGCATCTATTGTAAATGTTGTGCCTCCACCTAATATAGGAGCTAACCATGCAAGTGTTACAATACCTACTTGTTCTCCTAATTCTACAGTAAATGATTGAGGTTCAGCCGGTTCTAGTAAATCATATTGAGTAGTTATGCCACATTTCTCTGTTTGAGCCTCTGCAGGTAACTTTATACAATTGCTTCCTAAAACATATTCATTCATGTAAGGGTCATAACCACCTAGTTTTTGTGTAGAAAAAGAATCAATAAACAAATCTCTAAACCAACCTCTCATTCCGCTTTCTGAAATAACAGTTAGTTTTTCATTTTGAGCACTTGTTCCTTTAAGTTGTAACACAGCACCTCTTTTAGAATCAGTAAAATATTTGTCATAACCATAACACACAAAACTTTCAGGATTATTACTAATACCATAAACTTCTTCTCTTGCAATTTGAGTTCCTAAAACTTGCGGATTAGTAGTTATAGCACCACCCCCTGCAGCATCAGAAATTAAATTCTTGCCCGCTAAAACATATGAAATTTTATCTTCTTGTAACACAAGTATATCAGTCTTACGACCAAATAATTTTTGTACAGGACCAAATGAGTCTTCTAAATTTTTAAAGTTTTGTGTACTAAAATTAAATTCATTTAATCTATTAACATTAGCTTCATCACTATAACGCCCACTAAAAGTTAAATCAGAAAATCTATGTGCTTCTCTATAGTCTTGTTCTGCTACAGTTATAACTCTATTACCAATAAAAACTTCCGGACCTTGAATAGAATCTCTTATTTGTATACTTTCTGCTCCATTACCAAAAGCATAACAATTAAACAGCGTAGTTTTTATAATAGCTGAAACAGTTGTAGTTTGAGTTCTATTACCTGCTAATATTTGCGCATTTGTTCCACCACCATGTAACCCTGTTGAAGGTATAATAGGATAACTTTGGTCTCCTTCATACCACACATCTTGTATAGCAGGTTGTGGTTCAGTTTCAAATATCATTGTATCGTCAGTTCTGAATATTGTATATTCTACAGTTGCTGTAGACCTTCTCTTATCTCTTTGACCTACACCTGAACAAGATATTGTACCTGTACAAGCTAAAAATATTTCACCATTTGTTTGGTTAATTACAAAACGCCATTTATTATTATCTAAATCACCTGCATTAAACCCACTCATTTGAGCCTGAGCTCTTGTAGGACCTAACTCTGATACAGCGAACGTAGGTGTTGCTACAGTAGCTAAATAAGTATTATTAGGAGGATTTGCTGCAGATGTAGAACCACCTGTCCATGAACCATCATTTAAATATTGAGCAATATTTTCACCAACCCAAAAATTTATAATATCTGTATAAGCCGCATTAGATACTACATTAATTTCTAATTTATATATACGTCTATTACAATTATTATTACCATCTCCCGTACCTCTTCTTTTAAACTCAAACTCAAATCTAACTTTTGAGCCTGCAGGAATATCTATATTTGTAGATGGACTAGCTTGATATAATTTTTCAGCAAATGACACCGTTACAAAAGAACTTGTGCCTGAGTTGTCAGTAAAATCACTTCTCTTTCTACTAAAAGACGATTTAGGGTCTACAACAGCATTAAAATCATTTGTATTCATTTTTACATAAACACCTGCAGGAATAGTTAATACATTGGGTAATTCAATAAAATCTTCTGCTTGAGCTTTTTTCTCTAATACAACAGTAGTTGCACATCTTAATAAAGGACCACTTGTATCTGATTTAACTGAAAGTCTTGTTCCTTCAGAAACTTTTTGAGCATTCTCTCCTTCTAATAAAAAATATGAAGCAACTGAAGCAGGGTCATTAAAAAACTGATTACAATAAATAGTTTCATAACTTCCTGCTGATGGTTTTAAAACAAATTTATATCTTTTTGCCCAAAAAGGAGGTTTCATGTCCACAGGTATATTTGCTGTAATAGTGTTTTTTGTATCAGATAATCCACAAGAAACATGAACTGTAGAATTAGGAGCTAATATAGCTGTAGATGAACGATTAAATTCATCCATATAAACAATACCAAGAGAATAATCTCTATCACTATGTAAACTTTCTGTTTCACTAATATCTTGCCATGTAGCAGATGCTATGGCTATAGTAAAAAACTCAAATACAGTATTAGTTGGTGTTGCTATATTATCAACCCAAACCATAGCAGGAAATTGAAAAGAAACAACATTACCAACAACAGTACTTTGTATAGCACCAACTCCCGGATATGGATTGCCTGTATTAATTCCGGAGGTATATGCAAATAATGTATCTAATGTATTAGGCATATCACAGTTCCATATGTCTGTCCATGTAGTGCCCAATGTACAAGCGTTTGCTATAGCTTGATTTACTCCCACAGCTCCAATTAAAGCTTGAAATTCAACTGAGTTAATCATGTTGTTTACACTAGTATAGTTTGTTGCTAATGTAAAAACAAAACTCATGTCTACATTATTTACAGTTGAACCCGGAGCTGTACCACCGGTAAAACTATCATGATTAAATGTAAAATCTAGTGTAAACTGAGCTCCTACTTTTAATAATAAATTTGATAAATCTATTGATGCAACAGTTTGTGCAATAGTTACTGAACTTCCACTAATAGTATAATCACCATCTGAAAGTGTTGGCGTTACGTCAGAAACACCAATTGATTGACTGACTAATGTAGGTGTGTAAGTAAAATTACAAACCTCTTTATTTACATCAACTAAATCATATCCTTCATAATAATTTCCGTAAATTAAACGATTACCAATTAAAGTTTGTGCTTTTGCTAACAAAGGAACATTATCATATAAACGTCCTAATTGGTCTACAGGTAATATAGTAAATATTTGATTTGAATCAAATACTATACTTACCTCTTCATTATCATTATATCCTTCTTGTATTTTTACAAATTTATCTATAACATTTATTAATGTACCACCTGATTCTTTAAATAATACTTCTATAGATTTTACTAAAGAACTACCTGTGTTAAAAGATACGTTTACAGTATTTCTATTGTTTAACATACCGTCATTTAAGATATCACCGTTTAATAAAAAACCTTTAGGCAAAAAAGCAGGTTTAGACCATTGAGATGTTGCCGAAAAATCGTCATCAGAATATTCATATCTATAAGCAAAACATAAAAACTTGTTTTCTAAATAATTATTACTAGCTTGACTTTGTATTAATGTTATAGGTGGACTAGCAATAGGTGGTTTTTTTATAACCAATATTGATTCAGCTGTAAATACATCTATTAAGTTAAACGGGTTTTCATAATTTCTAGTTACGTTAAAAAATCTTGGAGGATTTATATTGTCTGTAAAAAATATTAAATTTTCTACTTTATTAATCCCTGTAATTAAATTAGCAGGATTAAAATTTAAAGTAGTGTTTACTCCTGATGCACCTTCTTTTAAAGATATTAAATGGTATGTTGTTGTATTAGATTGTACATCAAAAGAAACTATCATATCAAGTTTTCCTGTTGTCCCTACAGTATAAGCAGGGTCATGTACAAAAAAGTAAATAGTTTCTTCTGCACCATCTTCAAAAGCTCCAATACATCTTGCCGATGCACTTAAAGCTGTTCCATTGAATGAAAGTGTAGTTATTTGAGTATTTCCTTTTGAGTTTTCTACTGAACCTATTTCTGATGCCTCTGTTGAGCCTAGCCTTACATTTAACGCATCTATATATTGTCCATTAGGAATTAAGCGTTCATCAACGCTTTTATTCATTTTACCTTGTATAAAATTTCTTTGAGTAGTAGCCATATATTACTTTATCCATTTATCTTGACCTCTCATATTTTGTATAAGACGACCCGGATGAATATTACTTAATCTAATTTTAGCATTTCTTAATAAAGCACTTTTGTTTTTCTTAGCTCTATTAACAATATATTCTTGAACGCCTAATTTACTATTTAATATTGCATATTGTATGTATGCATAAACATAATCTTCAAACATTTTATTAACTGTAACTAAACTGTCATCTCCATTTTCCATACCATCAGTAATATATTCTAAAATACACAACTGATTATTCATAGCAGAACTAAAATTAATTACACCTGCTTTTTTATCTATACGAAATGTAGGATTGGAATTAGCTGTTTCTGTGTTTAATCCCCAAGATGCACCTATACTCATATCAAAAGCCCATGCACCATTTATATTATAACCCATTCGCCCATTAAAAGGTGAGTTTTGTTGTATATACATTGTTCTTTGTGTGCTAGCTAATCTTTCTTTTGTAAACTCTGAATTTTCAGGTTTTAAAATATTGCCATTTTGGTCAAACAATATGTTTGCATTATTATCTTGCAGATAAGCTGATGCACTATTAATTTGTATGTTTTCTTGCAATGGTCTTAAAACACCATTTATAGATAATGATATTCTCACCCAACTCACATAATCAGCGGGTAAGGTAAATCTTAGTTGGTCTCCAACTTGTAGTTCTAATGCTTTTATTTCTTTAAATGCATCATAATTTAATTCCATTACAGCTCGTTTTGCATGAAATAATATTTTGTATCTTTCTTCGTTATTTACTAAAGAATGATTTCCATCATACATTAATAAAAAGTTAGTCACGATATCAGCTAAACTTACATACTGATACGAACCCCAATTAGCATCCTGTGGAGTTGTATTATCGTTTGTCCAATATTTATATTCTGATATATATGCCATTATTGTTCGTCTTGGTTTTCAATTTGTTCTTGTCCTAAAGCGTATTGAACAACTTCAGTTTCTCTAATTTCCATTCCTGCAAATTGTAAAATTTTATTTACTAAATCTTGAAAGTAATCTAATGGAAGCTCAAAATCTTGATAACTTGGAGTTATACTAAATTGCGGTTGTTGTGCAGCTCCTAATGATACATATGTCCATATAGGAGTAGCGGGATATCTTATGTATTGAGCTTGTAATTGATTTGCTGCGTTTATAGATGATGGAAAAATAGTTAATGTAGATGATTCGGTAGTGTACGCAGGGTATGTAATTGTTGGAGCTGTGTATAAAGAATTGTTCAACAAAGTTATTTTACTGTGACTAGCTCTTTCAGCCTCACCCGTAAAAGTAACACCATCAGCTTTAAATGCTAAAACTTTATTTATAAAATAAAAATCTGAACCCGTTGTTACTACCGAAGGAAGTTGATAGGTATTAATACCACCTATATTAGTCAATGCAGCTGTTACCGAAAACATATCAATAACTTCTACTAAACCTTTTTTTATGTCAGCATATCCTGTTCCTTGAGCTCTTGCATTTTCTTTATTTACCTGATTGTTATATTGATAGAACACATCCTCAAATAAATCTAACTGAGCTTGTTGTGCATATAAGTTAAAATCAGTAGGTGTTAAGTATCCGTAATTATTCTTATTTAAGATAGCTAAAACAGCCTCATATACTTGTTGAATCATTTGTAATCTTTTTTACAAAGATAATCAAAAAAAAAAGAGGCTTAATTATTAGCCTCTTCTTATATTAATTAGTTTTCTAATCGTTTTTCTAAAAGTTTTAAAGCTTCTATACCCTCGTCTGATTGAAGATATGATGCCATTATAAATAATGGGTCTTCACCAAATGGTATTGTAAGCATTCTTTTTTTATTAGAAGTAGTATTAAAATGTACATCCCTTTTATTGTTTTTAAATATCAACAATTTATTATCTACAAACAATTGAACTTTTGACTGCAATATTAACATTGGGTCATTAGTCATGTTTAATAAATCTGCAGGGTATTTTCTTGCAAACACAAGCATATCTCTTTTTAATTCAGATGTTGAGATTTTACTTATATCTCCAAACAATACTCTACCAATCATTTCTAATTGAGATAAAGACATTTGTCTTGCTAAAATTAATGCATCCACTTCTGAATTCATTATATCCACATCTTCTTGCGCATCTTTTGCTTGATTTATTACTTCAAACTGCACTCCGAAACCCGGATGCATATTTAAAAATAATTGTAACACTTGATTTGTTCTTGGTACTGCTAACATCCCATCTTCAAAAATAATAGGGTCTAAAACCACATTCCCATCTTGTTCATCTATAAATGGAGATTTTTGATTTTTAGCATAACGAAGAGGTCTATTAATACCTTGTTCTTCATCAAAATGCATTAAGGGAAATCTTTTACTATGTTGGGAAGCCAACATGTATGATAAGGGAGTTTTATCTCCCGCTAGTCTGTAGACTTGGTCTACGAATTTGTTGCTTTTATTCATTTGATTATAATTTAATTAAAGTTAAAAAAAAGGGGAGAAATTAATCTCCCCTTAATAATTGTTCTACTTATGCTTGAAATAAGAAGAAATTGTTAGCACCTAAAGTACAAACACATCTTTCAGAAAGGTAGTTGACTGTCATAGCATCTAACTCTTGATTTTGTGCTCCACCTGCTGAACCTGTAATCCAAGACTTGTAACGTCTATCTTCAGTTTCAGAAGCTCTGTATCTAACATGTAAGAAAGGTCTCTTAGCGTTTTTACCAAGTATTTGGTCATAAACAGTAGTTGAACCTGCAGGAACTAAAAGTCCATTGATTGAACCACCTACTAATCCACCTCTCATTGTTGGGTCATTTAGATATTTCCACTCTGATTTGTAAAAGTCATAACCTCTTCTAAATCCTGTGAATCCTAAATTTAACGCCATTTCTTCATCGTTGTCAAATAATCCGTAAGACGAACCACCTGCACCGTAAGAATTTTGAGCTGCTAACATATCATCTATATCAAATGAGAAGTTTCTATTAACGAATATTACGTTTTCTTCAATAGAACCTTGCTTATCTAATCTTGAGATAATGCTATCAAAACCTGCTAAATCAACAGGATTTCCTGCACCCCAAATATTCCCTCTGTTTCCTACAACGTAGAATACACCTTCAGAACCTTTGTTACCTGCATCAGCATAAACAGCTTGTGTTGCCACACCTGAACCTGCTTCAGCCGGAACTGCTTCTACCATAGAAGTTTCTAAGTAATCATCAAAACGTAGTCTTGTTTCATGCTCAGACTTCATGTACCACATGTATCCTGATGCTCCGTCTTCAGTAGTAATTTCAATCCATCCAATTTGTGCCATATCAGAACCTGATACTTGGTACTTATCTTTTAAGATAATTGGAGAATTTTCAAAAATGAAATCAGAAGAAATTAATCCGCCTTCCATTCCTGTAACACCTTTTTTGAATTCAGAACCATAAATAAATACAGATACTGTTCCTGCATAAGCTGCAAGTCCTGCTGCTTCGTAAAAACTAACTGTAAAACTATCAGCTGTAACTGCAGTAATAATACCTTTGTTAGTTAATGTAGAAGCTGCAGTATCATCTGATACCATAACTGTTTGACCTTTTCTGAAACCAATCTGTCCTGCTGCTCCTGCGGGAGCTACTGAACCTGATGGTTGTCTTGCCGGGTCAATTTGAGCTACAGGAACTGTAAAAGTTTCATTAGGATTTCCTGCTGCTGCTCCACCTAATACACACGCTGTATATTTAATGTGAAGTCTTCCTTGTTCTGCCCATTTTATAAGGTCAGAATTTGAAGGCATTTCTGCACCAACCATTCTTAAGAATGATGATACTGTTCTATTACCATATCTCTCAAACTCTTTTTCAAAAGTATCCGGTAGATACTGATTCAAATAGTTAAATTGAGTATTGCTAATGTAATTTGATGACAACGCCACCTGTTGAGCACTTGGCTGCAACTGAAACGTTGGGTTTGCTAATACTGCCATAATTTTTAATTTTTAATTTTTGTTAAACTAATTTATTTTTCTTGTACTTTTAATCCTTAAACCCGAACCTGAATCCGAATTTAAAGCTCTAACTTTCATGCCTCCCTTTTGAGTTGAAACTTCAGGTGTTCTACGGACATTCATATTGACATTTTTTGTCTTACGAACTAATCCATCTACACCTTCAGATTTGCCTTGCTCATAAAAGAACTTAGCATACTTTTCGGGATTCATTGCAAGTGATAAAGCTCTGTGGTAACCTTTGGCATCATCAATCATTCCTGTTTCTTGATTCATATATTTATTTATGAAATTTAAAACATTAGATTGTTTACTTTTTAACTCTGATGCATCACCGGGACTATAGGTAATTTTTTTATCGCCTAACTCAAACTCAAAACCTTTGAACTCGTTAGAAAAAACTTCATTAGTTTTTTGTCTAAACCAATCTTGTTTTTTCTTAGTCACTTCCTCATTACTCTTTGCACTCTTCAACCTTTGCTCCTGCTCTTCTTTATATTTACTAGCTTCAGAATTTTCAACCGTTCTTGACTCAAGAGGTTGTTTATATTGTTCTTTCTGCTGTGTAAAATAATTTCTTGCTTTTACAACTGCTCTTTTCTTTGCTAACTTTTTCTTCTTTATAGCTTTTTCATCATCTACATCTTCATCATATGTATAATCGTCTAATAACGCATCTACATCTTCAGAATCAATAGCTTCATCAGTAGCTAAAAAATACTCTGCTAACAAATTATCAGGCTGCATAGCTTCAAAATCTCTATTTAAAGAAACATAATCTGCTATACCTCTGCCTGTATCTTTTTTAAACTTTAAAAAAGCTGTAACATCTTCCGGTAAGTCAGGTGTTACTTCTTTTTCTTGCATTAACTCATCAAATGAATTAAT